GTAGAGATATATTGTATTTAAAAGATCTGTATGCTAAGAATGAATTTGTTTACATCAAGGAGTGTTTTGGAGAGAAAGATGAAGACAAAGAAATTTATAGGAAGTCTGCCAAATATGGAGATACCTCAGTTGCCAGTTAGTTTACTGAATCATATGGAGGCTATGGGTTTGTTACCTAAATCACACGAGGATGATGGGGTAAACGATATAGAATTACCTTGGAGGAGTAATACTAATTACTTTAGACGTGATGTTTTAGATGAAAGAGGAGAACCTTTATTCTGATGTATGCTATACCTATTGTATTTATAATAATATATTTATTAGCTTTTGTTTGGTTTATTTATGACACAAGTAAAGGGGGTGTGGACGGAAGGAATACAAGAAGATGACAGATGATGAAGTTGACCCGAAAGATGATCCGCATGATGATATTACCGACAGGCTTGGGGATCTACCTAAAACGGATACTGATAGCAATGAGCGTACTATTAAACGTGATACTAGGAGGACAAAACAATCAGACGTTCAGCGCAAGAAACCATCAGTGGCAAAAAGAGGGAAGACTTAATATAGTTTATTTGATTGACATGTTGATCGGCAGAGGTCACTGCATGGAATCGTGGGTATATTGGAAAGTGAGGAGAAAGTGGTAGACATACCTAAACATACATCGAAGTTGTCAGCTATTGTAGACTTCTATCTACACAGTAATAACTTTCGTAACTTGAGTGCTAAGTCACAGAAAGACTACGAGACACACTTGGATGTAATACTTAAGACTAACGTAGAGGGTAGGCTCTTAGGTAACTACACAGTACGCAGCATCAAAGCCCGGCACACTAACCTGGCTTACGAGAAGTGGCTTGTGTCTGGTGTACGTACAGCTAACTATCGCAAGGCTGTCCTGTCTACGGCATGGAAGTACAGCATGAGGTTAGACGTAATGGACAATGACCCAGTACGTTTGATCAAGACGAAGAGCACTAAGCCACGTAAGGTCAAGTGGACTCGTGATCAAGTAGTGTCTTTTCTTGATACAGCATACGGTAACTTCAAGTGGCGTAGCATTGGATTGATTGTACACATGGCATACGAGTGGGCGCAGCGTGTTGGTGACATGCGTACCTTGACTTGGGACAACATTAACTTCAGCGCACAACGTATTGATTTAACACAAAGTAAACGTGGTGCTGATGTGCACTTGCCGATACCCGATGATCTACTTTCTATGCTCAGGCAACAGAGTCAGGACTTTGGATTCCAAGACTATGTAGCACCCAAGACTACACCAGTGGCAGGGGCATATGTACCTTACGCTATTGACCACATCGATGACGCAATCAATGAAGTCAAGGAAGCTGCAGGACTACCAAAGAAACTGACAGCTATGGATCTACGCAGGACTGCAATCACTGAGATGGTAGAGGCAGGTGTTGAGACTCTTGAGTTGATGCAAGTGACAGGACATGTAAACCCTGAGTCAGTCAAGCCTTACCTAGTCAACACATTTAGTGGCGCAAGTAATGCATTGAATAAGCGGAGGAGCAGAGATGAACAACATTAAGAACTACCTAGAAACCCTTGATCTAAAAGAAGATTACAGACATAGAGGTGACTGCCCTGTGTGTAGAGGTAAGAACACATTCACTGCTACACGAGATGGTAGTGCTTTGCTTTACAACTGTTACAAGCTTGACTGTAGAGTTAAAGGTGTTGTGTCTTCAGGTATGACAGCCCAAGAGATACAACGTAGGCTTAACCAGTATGAAGAGCCTGAGTCGGAGCATGAGTTATTTACTTGGCCTGAGTATATAGTCAAGCCTACTGCAGAGCACAAGCAGTTTGAAAGATTCATTGGAAGGTGGGGCTTGTATGGGGAGGACTTGATGTATGACGTAATGGATTCACGAGTAGTCTTTCCTATCTATGACAAAGGCAGACTTGTAGGAGCAATAGGTAGATGCACGTCCTATGCAGGACAGGTTAAGTGGAGGCGTTACGACAGGACACCTACTGTATTCACTCGTGTCGTAGGTAAACCTAATGGTGTCGTGATAGTAGTTGAGGATGTTATCAGTGCTACCGTAGCAGCTAAACTATTTCCTGGGTTAACAGGTTTGGCTATATTGGGTACGTCATTCAGTGTATCTAATATGCAACACTTAGATAATTTTTATAAGGTTATTGTAGCACTAGACCCTGACGCTGCATATAAAACACTAGAGTACAAGAGAGAGATAGAGGCTTACACAGGGTTAGAAACTATAGCGTTAAGACTCTATGATGATATTAAATATAAAGTAGATGCAGACATAAAGAAACTAGAGGAGATAGTTTAATGAAATCACAGACGAAAAGCAGAAAACAAGAAATGGATGAACAGGCTGAGGCATTTAACAAACAGAACCCTTATGTGTCTGTTCTTTTTATAAAGTTCACAAAAGAAATTATAGCACGTAGATTTAAAAACTATTCCGCAAAAGCAATCTTTGAACGCATTCGTTGGGAAACTGATGAGGCAGATGTCGATGGCAAGTCATCATTTAAACTTAACAATAACTATACTGCTTGGTATGCCAGAAAATTTATGGAGAGATACCCAGAACACGATGGCTTTTTTAGAACAAGAAAACAAATAAGTGATGAGCATGATGCTACAAACTTACCAGAACTAACGCCAAAAGATTTTGAGGAGATAGTTTAATGCAACCAAGAGAAGCAGCAGAGCTAGAAGCAAAGCAAACATACGAAGCATTTATCAAGTGGGTGAAGGTTACCTTCTACTGGATAATGGCACTGCTAGTTATACTAGCGTACTTCAACTTCGGAACAGATACTGAAACAGGTAGCCAATACAACGGTGAAGTATATGCACCAACAAATATAGGAGACAAATAATGCAACCAAAGAATGTACCATGCCATATCCGTATCAAGATAGAGCCAACGCAAAAGCAGAGAGGCAGGGCTTGTAGGCTACACGGTAAAGACTTCAAGAGTATAGCTGATGCAGCGAGACACTGGAATGTGAACTACTCGTGGGCAGCAGAGCAAGTTAGCAGAGGGCTGAACAAAGAGCACTTCCCTAAGAAGTATAGGAAAAACTATGGCTGAACATTACTGTACAACAAAAGGTTTAGGATGGGCATTCCTAGTTTGTATAATCCTTATACTAGGTGTACCTGTACTGATGTGGTTAGCCTTAGAGGGTAGCAGTTGGTACGAAAGATTTGACCTAATGAATCCGATGTTCTGATGTGGACGTTAGTATTTATATGGTTGTTCAATGGTGAGCCAGAAGTCAGGAAGATAGGAACTTATGATGATATGTATCAATGTTTTAATAACTATGATATGTTGTACTATTCAATGACACCAGAAAGTAGGGTAGGAGTAAGGCTTACATGCATACAAGGAGATACAAATGGTGAAGACAGCGATAATAGATAAACGTGTACCATTAGGTAAAGTATACGTTGACTTGACAGTAGACGAAGTGTTAGAGGCGTGTAAGAGGTATGCCTCAGATAAAGCTTTTGATGAAGAGTTAGATAAGGTATACAACAAGGAGACAAGTTTTGATTGAGAGAGGAGACAAACATGATGGAACTAGCATTGATCCGCACTATGTTGGACAAAGAGTTCTACGATAATCACAAGGGTATACGCTGTCCAGATAAGATATTCAGTAAAGATGCACGTAAGATCAAGCAGACTCTTGACTATGCTATGGACACATACGGTAAGAACATTACACCCACAGAATTAGAATCTCTATTCTTTGTTAACAACACCAGTATGACTACAGCTAACAAGCTAGTATTTAGTGAGTTGTTTCAAAAGGTTGCACGAGAGAAGCCCTTGTCTACAGAGATAGCTGATGATATTTTATCTAAGCTCTTTCAGCAGGTGGTAGGTGAAGAGATTGCTAACCTTGGATTTGACTACGTTAACGGATCACAATCTAGTCTCGAACCCCTGAGAAACATACTAAGTAATTATCAAGATGATTTCCTACCCAACCTTAAGGTAGAGTGGGATGATACAAGTATCGATACATTATTAAAAGCCAATGACATACAGTCACAATGGAAGTGGAACATACCTACACTTAAACGTAGGACAGAGGGAATAAGCGCAGGACATCTAGTTGTTGTAGGTGCTAGACCTAAC